CGGGTCCGGTCAAGATCAACGCTCACTCGATCGACCGTAGATATCCGCAGTACACCGCGCGACCGCAGTAAAGTGCGGTCTACTGCGGTAGACCATGAGTAGAGCCCTCCGGACGCGGTCCGGCATCCGGAGGGCGGGCCGACGAACGGAGCGTCGACATGCCACACCATACGGAGCAGGCCGCCCCACCACAGCCCCGCCTCGACGACCTCGTCGCCGCAGCCGACGCCGCCACCGGCATCCTGCCCACCATCGACGAATGCCGGCGCCTCGACGTCCAGCTGCGCGCCGCCATGCGGGAGCTCGCCGACACCGTCCGGCGCCGCCAGGACCGGCTACCGGAAGGCTCGGCCGACTGGCACGCGTGCGAGGAGGCGCTCCTCGGCGCCCAGGCCGCCCTGTGCGGCGGGCTCGGGCCTGGCCTGCGGTCGGCGGCCCTGCAGGTGGCCACGCTCGGGCGGCAGGTGCGGGTGCTCGCGGCGTGCGCCGGGAGCGGGTAGACGCCGCCGTAACGGGTCGTGCGACCGGTTACCTGCAGGAACGTTTGGCCAATGGCTGACCTGCGGTTATGGAAACGTTCCCAATGCAACAATCTCCACAGATATATGCGTGAAAGCCCTTGCGGAGATCCATCCCGGGTAGTTGCCTGTCGACACGGAATCAGCACAGGAGGTCGGTGACGTGCACCCTCAAGGCGTGGGCGATGAGCAGCAGGTCCGAATACTGCGGGTCGCGCTGGGCGCTCTCATATCGCTGGATCGACCGCCGCTCCATGCCGGCGAGGTGCGCTAAGGCCTCCTGTGAGAGATCGGCCTGCCGCCGCAGGTCGGCGATGCGGTGGCCAAGGGCGACTCTGCGCTGCATGACCCAGTCGGGCCGGGGATTGCGACGGGCGGGCACCCGTCACACGCTTCGGCTCTCTCGATCTTGAGTCAGTACCCAAATGGTCGCCGCCGGAGACTTCAGCCCTACGGCTCTATGGCATATGCCGCAAGGCTCCGTATAGTGTCCAAGAATCGAACGCCTGTTCACTCGAAGAGGTGGACCGCCAGATCAGTCCGCGTGCAGCCCGGTGAAGCGGGCACCAGGGCAACCCCCCCGCATTCAGCCGGCCGCCACCACGGGAGAGAGCATGAACCGCGAGCAGATCCTCAACCTCTACGAATGGCGGCCCGGGATCTGCTTCCGCCATCCCTCCAGGGGGCAGGTGCAGACCGCCGTCGTCGGTCTCATCCACCCGCCGGACGAGGGTGAGTGCGAAGTGCGCGCCTGCGCGGATTGCGTCATCGCCATAGAGGACATGCGGAGAGAAACGGCTGCGCGAACCGGAGAGGAATACGTGCCGGGCAGCGTCGGCGAGGCTCGCCGACAGGACTGAACTTGCTGGCCGCAGGGCCCCTACGGGGCGGAACGGTGGGGAGAAAGTGGGGAGCGGAGCTGCGTGGGGAGTGGTGGGGGAGCGGGCGATAGCGGGGGCTGGGGAAGTATGCGGGAAGTATGCGGGCACTCTCGGGAACCGTAAGGAAGCAGGTCAGAGGGTTTCTATCCTTCCTGCATCACCTTCCGTCCCAGTTCAGCTTATTGAGTAGAACAGAACCCGGCGTACAGCCCGACTCGTCTGCCCCTCAAGTCACTGACCTGCGTGAACGCCCTCGATCTCCACTGAATTCCTGGCGCTGGGGAGGATCTGGGGAGAATCAGGAGCCGGAGAGACAACCCCCGGCCCGGTCGCGCCAGGTGCCACCCACTCGTCGAGAGCCACCAGACCCTTGCTCCCCGACTTCGGCATGAAGTGCACATAGGTCCGCAGCGTGAACGCCGGGTCGCTGTGCCCCAGCCAAGCGGCCAGCTGTGTGACGGTCTCCCCGGCCTGCAGCACGATCGACGCGAACGTGTGCCGGGTGACGTGAAAGCCTTCCTCGCGCGGCATGTTCCACCGCACCCGCTTCAGCGTCGCCTTCCCCGGCCGCCGGACGACCTCCACCTCCGGCTCCGGGATGATGCCCGCCTCCGACAGGGCCGGCTTCCAGACGTGGTCGTCGAAGTAGGTGCGGTTCAGGGCGCCACCGCTCTTGCCGGCGGTGCGGATCGTCGTCACCAGCAGACGCACCGTCTTCAGCGGACGGTCCTCCCACGCCAGGTTCGGGCGGTCCGGATCCACCCACGGCAGTGTGACCTCCACCGAGGGGAAGCGCTCGCCGTACTCCGCCACCGCGCGCGCGAGCTGCGGCGGGCATGGCGCGACGCGTTCCTTGTTGCCCTTCGGCGGGGCGAACCCCAGACGGCTGTTGATGCGCACGATCTGCCGCACCACGGCGATTTCGTCGCCGTCGATGTCGTCCGGCGAGAAGCCGAACGCCTCACCCTGGCGCAGGCCGGCCGCGATGCCGAGGTCCAGCAGGATCCGGTAGCGCGCGGGCAGCGCCTCACGCACGGCGATCACGGTCTCCGACGACCAGGCCTTCGCTTTCGACTTCGGTACGGTCGGCGCCTTCAAATCCTCGTCACGGAACGGGTTCACCGGGATCCGCTTGGCCTTATGCGCAGCCTGCATGATGGACGAGAAGTGACGCCACGTCGTGGCGAGGGTCGATACTTCGAGGCTCTTCTCCGCCTGGCTCTGCCACCAAAGGATCTCGTCGTGGCCGATGCGGTTCAGGGGCAGGTGACCGACGTGCGGCAGGATGTGGTTGAACACTCGCGGGCGCATCGACTGCTTGGTGCTGGGCGGCTTGCGCAGCGTCGGCCACCAGTGCTTCTCCACGTACTCGCTCAGCGGCAGCGCGCCGTCGCGCGGGTCGTAGAAGGTGCCGCGAGTCGAGTCGGTCGACGACTGCTTCAGCCACTCCTCGGCGCCACCCACGCCCTTGAGGTTGGTGAAGGACCGGTCGCGCACGCCGGGGATGCCGGCGACGCGCCACCGCTTGCCCTTGCCGTAGCGTGCCGTCTTGCGCTTCTTGCCAGTTGCCGGGTCGGGCTTCTTCGTCCACCAGCGGTCCTCGATGTACCCCGCCATTGTGGCCCCCCGTTCATCACACCCGGCTCATCGGCTCCGGACCATTATCGATGATCTCGCCGTCGTGCAGCTGGAACCAGTGGCCGGCGCTCAGGAAGTCCTTGGTGGCTGGGTTCATGGAGGCGGCGAACGCCTTGGTGTCCACGCTCGGATCGATGTAGACGGTGACGATTCCCTTGTCCTCCGCTACGCCCACGCCGTTCGGCACCTTCTTGTCCAGGCGATAGTGGATCCGCAGCGGTGCGTCGGGGGTGTTGCGGCTGACGATCTCGGTCTCCCACAGCTGAAACCACGTGCAGGTGGCCATGAGCTCGTCGATTTCGATGTTCAGCTGCCGCACTACGTCCTCGAGGGGCTGGGTCTCGTCGAGGAGAACTCTGATCTTCCCTCGGTCTACGTCTATGCGGGCGAGCCGTCCCGGCTCGAGGTAGTCGACTGCTTCATAGGTGACGTCCAGCATGGTGCCCTCCCCGCGTGCCAACGGTGCACGTTCGGCCAGTCGGCCGAATGTGCACGGTTGGTGAACTGTACGTCTACAGGGAGTCGTCGACAATCAGTTGAAAAAAAGTCGACTTATGGACATTAGCGTTCAGTCGGCGTCACTCGCCGGACTCGCGCCTGGCTCGCTCTGCTGCTTCGATCATCGCCTGCCACTTCCGCTTCTCTGAGTCGGGCATGCCGGCCAGGTGGCTGACGATGATTCGAACCGTGTCGCCGTAGCCGGCGAGTTCGGTCGACTCGTATTGCAGCCACTGCTTTGCAGCGGCCTCTTTCACTTGCCACAGCGGGCGGCCGATTGCGTTGGCGATGGCAATCATCTGCGGCACGGTGGGAGGGTTGACGGTCGGAGCCTTGACGAGCTTCTGCAGTGCCTGCTTCACCAGCCGCGTCCCCGTCTCGGGGTCGACGGCTCGAGCTGCCATCTCCCCGTAGGACATGCCGCTGTCGTTGGCGTCCTGGATGAGCTTGGAAAGGGCACCCATCTGCTTGCTCTCGGCCGCGCCTTGGTCAGGGGCGGTGGCCGCAGCGTCCATGTCTTTTCCCTCTTCCTCTCGGGTCACCTTCGCACCGACTGTCTCTGTGAGTAGGAGCGTGCGTCGGAAAAATACCAGGTCAGTCCGTACAACCATCTTGCATCGGGGACGGATCGTCTACGGATCGATGCTATCCAGACGCAAGCTTTGCCGATAGTCGGCACTCGGTCGTCCCTGACTCATTGACGGATCGTCCCCGGTGCGGTTAGGTTGAGGGCAGTGAAAGGCACCTCGCGACGGGGGAGATCCATTGAGCGTGCGCTACACCCTCAGAGACCTGGAAACCTTCAAAAAAATCATGGAACACCCAGGTCGGGGTGTGCGATACAGCGTCCGGCAGCTCGCCCGAGCCAGCGGCGTATCTCGCTCCCAAGTGGGCCACCTTCGCAGCGGAAGGCGCACCTCCCTCGAGGAGGAACAGGCCGTCGCCATCGCGGAGGCCCTCGGTGTTGCCGTGCTGGTTCTTTTCACACCCCCCTCGTCCCTGAATCAGAGACGAACCGACAACGGAATATCCCCCACGTGAAGGAGATGCAGTGCCCCGCGTTTCGAAGGACAACCGGCCGGACCCGCCGGAGGGCTACGTCTACAGCGACGAGGCCGGACGCCGACTCGGTCTCAGCGTGAAGACCCTCTGGAACTACCGGCACTTGGGCAAGGGCCCCAAGCCGAAGCGCTGGCGCGGCTGGCTCGTCTACCGCATCGACGCGATCGAGGCCCACAAGCGGGCCGAACTCGAGGCCCTCGAGGCCGACGAGGAGGAGCGCGCCCACGAGTCCCGCCCCCCGGAGCCGCGGCTGTCCCGCCAGCCCGCCCGCGCCGCCGCCTGATCCGGCCGGCTGGAGGAGCCATGAACGAGCCCGTCGACCCCCGTCGCTTCAACCCGCTGTTCACGCTGCGTTTCGACACGCCGGCCGGTGAGGTCGTGAAGCCGCGGCTGCTGGCCCGGGAGATCCACCTGCATGAGGGGCCGAAGGCGGTCGCTCTCGGCCTGGCGGAGAAGGCGTGGGACATCGCGGTGCTGGACGAGTCCGGCACCGACGTGACCGGCCGTTTCCCCTGCTTCCCCTGACGCCGCCTTAGCGGCAAAGAGGCCGCCCCGCGGCAATCGGGACGACCTCGCGATCCACCCCTACCGAACACCAGAAACGAAAGGGGCTTCACATGCCTCAATCCTCTCAGACGACCGGAACCATGACGGTTCGGGTCTGCGACCGCGGCTCCGGTCGCGAGTACGTCGGCGTAACGATCCGCACAGTCACGGTCTCCGATCGCTGCCCGCAGTGCGGCGGCCCGCGCGGTGTCGACACGATCCGCAACCACAACTTCCACGAGGACGGCGAGTGGCTGTCCGTGGACCGCTGGACCAACCCGTGCGGCCACATCGACATGTACTCCGCCGTGCTGGCCGAGTCCCGCGCCAACATCGAGGGCGGTGCGGCATGAAGTGCGGCGAACCGATGCCCGGCAGCAGCTACCAGACCTGCGACCGCGACCTCAAGCACAGCGGCGACCACGCCTACCTCAACCAGCGGTGGCCGCGCCCCGTCCTGGCCGGGCCGGACTGGGAGGTGCAGGAGTTCCTTGAGGACACCATCCCCGCGACCGCCTACGGCATCGAGGAGCGCAGCTACCCGATCGTCGTCACCGAGACCGTCACCCGCATCATCTGGGTCGACGCCGAGTCCGAGGACAAGGCACTCGCCTACTGGGGCGAGGACCCCTCCGAGGCGCCGTCATCCCTGAAGGACGCCGAAGTCCTGGACGGCTACCTGGAGTACGAGCGGCCGGACAAGTACCAGCGGCGGGAGGCGTTCAGGGCCCACCGTTTCGAGCAGAAGATCGGCCCGCTGATCCAGTGCCCGGACTGCGGCAAGGACTCCTTCCGGCGGGCGTGGTTCCACGACCCGTACCGCAAGTGCCACGGACCCATTCAGTGGGAGATCGGCGGCCACGGCAAGCCGATGCGCGACTACCAGCAGAACCCCGTCGGCGGTGCCCGATGACCGAGCCGATCACCACCGTCGAGGCTGCTGTCGCCGAGCTGGGCGCGCTGCCGGTGCCGGCTGGAAGCCCGACGCAGGACGACCCGGTGGCCCGTGACCGCGAGATTCTTCGCGCCGCTCCCAAGAGCAGCGACGACTGGGACGACGAGACGTGGGCCGCCTGGTGGCACACAGCCGAACGGGTCAACGCCAACCGACGCACCGTCACCGAATACGGCATCCGCTTCTCCGACGGCTCGGTTCTGCACTCCGACAGCTGGTGCCACCGCCGCGAGCGGACGGAGGAGCGCCTGGCCGCCTACCAGACCGAGTGCCCGGCCGCCCGGCTCGTGCAGCGCACCGTCCACTACGGCGACTGGACGGAGGCCGACCAGTGACCCGCCCCATCGCCGACCTCGACGTCGACCTGCCGGCGGTCGAGGCCGACAGCCGACTCCAGCAGATGCTCGCCGCCCCGCCCGCCGGCCACGGCCCGAGCCTGCAGCCCGCCGACTGGTACGAGGCCGTGTTCGACCTCCTCGCCTGCGCCCACCCCGAATGCTGCACCTGCCCGACCAAGGACACGCCGTGACAGCCCCGGTCGACCTGGCCGCCCTGCCGCCAGTCGTGGTCGTCCCCGGCATCGCCGCCTGGCTCGGCCAGCCGACCGCCAACGACGAGCCCGACGAGTACGAGGCCCTCTGCCAGCAGCTCAGCCAAGAGGCGGCATGACCACCCCGGCGCCCGACGCGGCCCTCGTCAACGCGTGCGCCCGCCTGTACATCCGCCGCGCCCGCCTGATCATCGCCGCCCAGCAGAGCGCCCTCGACGAAGCCCGCAACCTCAACCACCGACTCCGCACCGCCGCCAGCTTCCGCGACAGCGAGGCCGCCGGCTACATCGACCGCACCGGACTGGAGAGGCCGTGAGCCTCCACCACTCGCCGCAAGACGGCCACTGACCCGCCGGCCCGGCGGTGACCACACCACCCGCCAGGCCGGCGCCAAACCCTCGCCGCTGGCGGCCCCCACGCCGCGGCATCCGAAAGGGCCCGCCGCCCGCGGCACCCCCCAGCCCAGGCGGCGGGCCCCACCCCAGCACACCCCCAGGAGCCCCACATGAACACCAACAGCCCCACCATCCCCGCCGACGTCGCCGCGCACGTCCTCTTCCACTACGGCCACGACGGCGGCTACCAGGCCGGAAGCTTCACCACCAGTCTCCTCACCACCATGGCTATGGCCGACCCCGCGAACTTGGCCCGGCTCCTGCCCGGCTTCCCCGAGTACGTCGCCGCCGTCACCGCCATCCAGTACGACCCCAACGGCGTCGAGCGTCTCCAGGACATCGCCGCCGGACGCTGCACCCGCTGCAAGCAGAACGACGGCCCGTTCACCCCGGCCGGCCTGTGCGAGCCGTGCGCCCGCCCCATGCCCCTGGGCGGCGTCGCATGACCGCGGCGCCGATCGAGGTCGAACCCGGCCTGTACGACATCCCCGCCGAGCTCTACCACCAGGACCCGATCCCGGGCGGCAGCCTGTCGTCGACCGGCGCCCGCAAGCTCGTCACTGAGTGCCCGGCCAAGTTCAAGCACTGGCTGGACAACCCGGAGCCGCCGAAGAAGGCACTCGAACTCGGCACCGCCGCCCACAAGCTCGTCCTCGACGACGGCCCCGAGCTGGTGCTCGTCGACGCCGAGAAGTGGAACACCGACGCCATCAAGGCCGAGATCAAGGCGATACGCGCCGAGGGCAACATCCCGCTCAAGCAGCACGAACTGGACCAGGTCAAGGCCATGGCCGCCGCCATCCGCAAGGACCCCGACGCGGTCCGGCTGCTGGAGCCCGGCTCCGGCGTCGCCGAACAGTCCGCGTTCTGGGACGACCAGGGCGTCTGGCGGCGGGCCCGCTTCGACTGGCTCCGCCACGACGGCCAGATCGTCGACTACAAGACCGCCCGCTCCTGCCGCCGCGAAGACCTGGAGAAGGCCTTCTACGAGCACGGCTACGCGCAGCAACAGGAGTGGTACCTCGACGGCGGCGCAGCCCTCGACCTGATCGACCCGGACAAGCCGTTCCAGTTCGTGCTGCAGGAGAAGGAACCGCCCTACCTCGTCGTCGTCACGACCTGCGACCCGATGGCCCGCGGTATCGGCCGCCACCTCAACGAGGTCGCCCTCAACACCTACGCCATCTGCCGCCGATCCGGCGAATGGCCCGGCTACCTGCCCAACCCGATGACCGCTCTGCCCTCGTGGGTCGAGCGCCAGTACGCCTAGGAGCAACCCCGCATGTCCCAACTGCCCCCGCCCGTCCGCACCGCTCCCCGCGCGGCA